GAATGGGGGTGGGCAGGTGGCCGGGGGGGTGGGGGTATATATATACTCATTCACGCACAATTCGGAAGGTTTTGAATGTCAACTAGATTGTCGCCCCACTTCAAAGATCTTTAAAGTCTCACTGATCCTCCCTGTGAGCCAAAAGTAGTTGCAGGGCGCTGCACTGACCTATATATGACCCGGTGGGCCATATAATCTATTATAGCCATGAAACTTAATTTTGTCAAGACTTTTGCCAACTATTACCAAAACTCTATGTACATAATACTTGACAGTATTTAAATACAGGTATATAATATATAATTATGAAAAAAGAACTTACTATAAAACAACAATCGTTTCTAGACCATCTTGTTGATTGTCGTGGAGACTCTAAAAAAGCAGCAGAGCTTGCGGGGTACGCTGAAGGCTCATATACATCCGTAGTTAAAGCACTAAAAACAGAGATAATTGAACTAGCTGAGACTATATTAGCCCAAAGCGCCCCTAAAGCCGCTCTAAAGCTTGTTGAGGTTATGGACAGTGAACAGCCCATACCCCAAGCTAATGTCCGTCTACAGGCCGCTCAGACGCTCCTAGACCGTGTGGGACTAGCTAAGACAGACAAACTAGATGTAAACGTACAAGGCTCTAATGGTCTTTTCATTTTACCAGCCAAAGAAGAAGTAGTAATTGAAGGCGATTATGAAGAGGCGCACTAGCAGTACAATACCTTTTGGTTATAAACTAAAAGAAGAAAACAGCGAATTTTTAGAAGAAGTTCCAGAGGAATTAAAAGCCCTCAATAAAGTCGTTCCGCTGATAAAAAATAAAGTTTTATCTTTACGCGAGGGCGCTATGTGGCTAGAATATGATACTGGACGTAGTATTTCACATATGGGCCTGAAGAAGATTGCAGACCGATATGAATGATTGGGATTTGAATCCTGACAATTATGTTCAGGATGAAAACGGTGAGTTTGTCTTAAAGAAAGACGGGACTCCCCGAAAAAAGACGGGCAGGCCAAAAGGCTCTTCAGGGCGTGGTTATAACTATCACTCTGAAACCAAGGCCAAGATTGAAGCCCGTAAAACCGTTAGAAAGAAAGAAAAGCGGTTAGCGCAGGTACGCACCAAACTAGAAAACTATAAAAAGTCACTTGACACCTCTAAAAAGACGCTGCAAAAGCTAGAGGGAACTGAGGCAAAAGCAGAAGGTAAAATAACAACAGAAACTCCTGATGCTTTACCCAAATCGTTAAGGACTGTCGCAGAAGAGAATGTCATCTTTAGGCCCAACGATGGCCCACAAACAGACTTTCTCGCTGCTTCTGAGACTGATGTTTTGTACGGCGGTGCGGCTGGTGGAGGCAAGAGCTATGCGATGTTGGTTGATCCTCTTCGCTTTGCTCATCGGGCAGCGCATAGGGCTTTAATCCTGCGGCGTTCTATGCCAGAGTTGCGAGAGCTAATTGATAAATCTCGGGAACTCTACCCGAAAGCCTTTCCCGGTTGTAAGTATAAAGAAGTAGAAAAGCTTTGGAACTTTCCTTCTGGAGCTAAAATAGAATTTGGATTCTTGGAGAGAGATGCAGATGTTTATCGCTACCAAGGTCAAGCATATAGTTGGATTGGGTTTGACGAGATTACGCACCAAGCTACAGAGTTTTCTTGGAACTACTTGGCTTCTCGACTGCGTACAACAGATCCAGAGATTATACCTTATATGCGGTGTACAGCTAACCCCGGTGGTGTTGGGGCGCATTGGGTAAAGAAAAGATATATAGATCCATCTCCACCCTACGAGTCTTTTATTGGTAAAGATGGATTAACGCGAAAGTTTATACCAGCTAGACTAGAGGATAACCCCTTTCTGGCTGCTGATGGACGCTACGAACAAATGCTAAAGGCGTTGCCACCTACACAACGGCGACAGCTTTTAGAAGGAGATTGGGAGGTTGCAGAAGGTGCAGCCTTTACAGAGTTTGATCGCAATCTCCATGTAATTGAGCCTTTTGAAATTCCTTTACATTGGGAACGTATAAAAGGCATTGACTATGGATATGCTTCAGAATCAGCTTGTGTCTGGGGAGCCGTAGACAAAGACGATGGTACACTAATAATTTATAGAGAATTGTATCGTAAAGGTCTACTAGGCACTGACCTAGCTCATATGATAACTGAAATGGAACTAAATGATCCATTAAGTGTTCCCGGCGTACTAGATACAGCTTGTTGGAACAGAACAGGGCAAACAGGCCCGACAGTAGGAGAAACGCTTGTAAAAGCTGGACACAAGCTTAGACGAGCAGATAAAAACAGGGTTGCAGGAAAAATACAGATTCACGAATACTTAAAGTTGCAGCAAAGCGGAAGGCCCAAAATACAAATATTTAATACTTGTCCTAACCTGATACGCGAACTTCAAAGTATTCCTTTAGATAAAAGCAACCCTGAAGATGTAGATACTAAGGCATCAGATCACGCATATGATGCTTTGCGGTATCTTATTATGGCTAGACCACGAGTACACGATACTTATAGCCAAATAAGGGACTTTCACAGAGAGACTATATACCAACCAGCAGACGGAACATTTGGTTACTAATGAAGAATAAAATTTGGCGTCCTCTTAATACTTGGGGTATTTATAGTTTAGGTATTGTAACGGGCTGGACTTTAATATATAGTATTGTAAGCCTAACACCAATAGGATAATCATGTCAGAACCTGAAAATACATTTATTGAAAATGCAGACAACATCTATTTTGAAGAAGTTGAAAATGAAGATGGGATGCAGCTAAACCTTGCAGAAGGTTTAAAATCAAATCTTGCTGGCCTGATTGAAGCTCGTTTTGTGGATGCTGAAATGGCGCGTGATGCAGATGAGAATCGTTGGATGACCGCCTACCACAATTTTCGTGGCATATATCCTAAAAATATAAAATTTAGAGAATCTGAAAAGTCTCGGGTATTTATTAAAGTTACTAAAACTAAAGTGCTTGCTGCTTTTGGTCAGCTTGTAGATGTTATTTTTGGTACAGGTAAATTTCCTATCGGTGTATCGCCTACAGCTTTACCGGAAGGCATTTCTGAGTATATGCATTTAAGCTCAGAAGCACAGCCCGATCTTGAAATGAGTTCGGCTCCTGCGCGAGAAGAAGAAGAAAAAATTAATCCTTTTGATTTAGGATATCAGGGCGATGGTCGTGTATTAAAGCCGGGAGCAACAATAAACTCCGGTAAAGGTATTTTTGAAGATTATACTTCAAACGAAAAGGTAACTTTTGAAGAAGGCCCATCTCCAATACCAGAGATTCCAGAAATTTCTCCTGCGGTTGAAGCAGCTAGAAATATGGAAAAGCTTATTCATGATCAGATTGATGAGTCCAACGGTACAACCGAATTAAGAAATGCTTTATTTGAAGCAGTTCTTTTTGGTACAGGAATTGTAAAAGGGCCGTTTAATCATAACAAAACTCTACACCGCTGGTCTAACAGTGAAGGAGAAAGAGCCTATGATCCAATTTTTGTCAGGGTTCCTCGGATTGAGTTTGTTTCTATCTGGGATTTTTTCCCTGATCCCAACGCTACTTCTATTGATGAGTGCGAGTATGTTGTCCATCGACATAAGCTAAACAAGTCTCAACTTAGGGCATTGCGTAAAATGCCTTATTTTAATGAAGATGAGATTCGTAATTGTCTTATGCTTGGGCCAAACTATACTGAGAAAGACTACGAGTATGAGCTAAAAGACGATAATCGCATGAGCGAGCTAGGCTCAAATAAATTTGAAGTCTTAGAATATTGGGGAATGATGGATGTTGAATATGCCAAAGAAATTGGGATGGAGCTTTCTGACTCTATAGATTCTTTGGATGAAATTCAAATTAATGCTTGGATCTGTAATGGTCGAGTATTGCGAGCGGTAGTAAATCCATTTACGCCTGCGCGTATTCCGTATAATGCTTTCCCTTATGAGCGCAACCCCTACTCTTTCTTTGGTATTGGCGTTGCTGAAAACATGAATGATAGTCAGCAGATTATGAATGGTCATGCACGAATGGCTATTGATAATCTTGCGTTAAGCGGTTCATTAGTTTTTGACGTAGACGAGACGATGCTTGTCGGCGGTCAAAGCATGGAAATTTATCCCGGCAAAGTCTTTAGGCGTCAGTCTGGTATGCCGGGGCAAGCAATTCATGGCGTAAAGTTTCCAAACACATCTACAGAAAATATGATGATGTTTGATAAGTTTCGACAGCTTGCAGACGAACAAACAGGCATTCCTAGCTACTCACACGGTCAAACGGGTGTGCAGAGCATGACACGAACAGCTTCTGGTATGTCTATGTTGCTTGGGGCAGCAACCCTAAACATTAAAACTGTTGTAAAAAACTTGGACGATTTTTTGCTACGCCCACTTGGAAAAGCATACTTTCAATGGAATATGCAGTTCTTTGAAGGCGCACTGAAAACTGAAGGTGATTTAGAAATTCGGGCTATGGGTACAAACAGCCTGATGCAAAAGGAAGTAAGAAGTCAACGATTGACAATGTTTCTTCAGACAGCACAAAATCCAGCTATTGCACCATTTGTTAAAATGTCAAAGCTTATTTCAGAGCTTGCATATAGCTTGGATCTTGATCCTGATGAAATACTTAATGATCCCGAAGAAGCGGCTATTGCTGCGCAAATTATAGGAATGCAAAACAATGTTGGACAAGCAACTGGCGAACAAGTTGGCCCCGATGGTGAACAACCCGGAGATGTGGGAGCCGCTGAAGGAACACCTAGCGAACCTACGGATGCAGGAGTTACAGGCACTGGCGGTGGCACAATCGGAACAGGAAATGTACCGCAAGCAGGGGAAAGCGAGTTCTCTGGCTAACTTGCTGACATTACAAGAACAAGTAAATCAAAGACGAAAGGAAAAAGATAATGGCTAAAAAATTCCCAGATCTAACAGGCGATGGTAAAGTAACTCAAGCAGATGTTCTGAAGGGTCGTGGAGTTTTTGGTGACGGAGGATCTATTATGGTTCCTCCAGAGCGTGAAGCATATAGTAAAGGCGGGGCAGTCTTAGATTTAGTCGCAGCAATTGTTGGTAAACAAACGAAGGCTGCTAAAAAAGATATGGTGTCTAAAGAAAAAGCATCTCAACAACTTATTCAGATCTTAGACGAAAACCCGCAAGCACTTGATGATCTTTCAGAAGACCAATATCTAGAATTAATGGATGCACTTCCTCAGTCCCAAGGAGCAAAAATGGGTGGGAGCGAAGCGCCTATTAATGATGCTATTGAAATGGCTCGCGGAATGGAGCCAATAGAAGTTGCTCAAAATCTTGAAATGTTTAATGACATTGATGAAATTTTTGAATATGTATCAACCTTAAATGCTAAAGATTCTCGTCAGTTTATGGATAATCTTTCAGACGAAGATCTTCAGATTTTTGCAGGAGAACTTCCTGATGTTGGAGCTACATTGGGGCCACGAGAAGTAAAAAATGAAGGTGGTAAAATGGATGTAGCTATTATTCTTCCTCCTGAGTATGAAGAAAAAATGGACTCAGACGAAGATATGGAAGAAGACTATGTAGACTTTGTAAAAGCAGAAATTTTATCTCAGGACGAACAAGAATATTTATTTAAGATTTTAGATGATGATTCTCGCCTTGAAGAAATTTTAGATAAAGTAATTCTTAGTGCAAGCGAATTTACAGGTTCCGGTGAAGTTGAAGGGCCGGGAACTGGTACGTCAGATTCGATACCCGCAAGGTTATCGGACGGTGAATTTGTATTCACCAAAAAAGCCGTAGATCATATTGGCGCTGATAAACTCCAAGAAATGATGGAGAATGCAGAACAAGAATATGATAACGGAAGAGAAGGCAAAGCCTATGGCGGCATGGCAAACGGCAGTCCATACAATGATCCATCAAGTAGTTTGATGACAAATTATGCTATGGATAAAAATATTGAAAATCAAATGTTGCAGGAAAATCAACAGCAACAGGACGATATTCAACGCCAAATGATCTATGCAAGCAAAGCGCCTAGTCTTCTAAACCAATAAGGCTACCTAGAATTTTCTAGCCCCTTATTACAATTATAACCTTGAGGCCACCTTGTAGTATCAAGACCCTGTGTTAATAAGCGCAATAACACAGCCACCTTGAAAGACAACAAGCCCCATAAAGGAGAAGTGACATGAGTGAAGAACAAGAAGTGCAAGCGAATCCGTACAATCAGAAAAAGGCGTGGCATTATGAAGATGGCCCTCCTACTGCAAGTGCAGATTCATTGTTTTTTGAAGAGCCACAAGAGGCTACTTCCGAAGAAGACGGAACCCCTCAAAAAGAAAAGGCTCCTCGCACAAATTATAAAAAGCGGTATGATGATCTAAAAAAACATTATGATCAAAAACTGTCTGAGTTTAAACAGCGTGAAGAAGAGCTTCAAGCTATGGCAAGGTCTGCAATTCCGCAGTACGAACCGCCAAAAAGCGTAGAAGATCTTGAGCAGTTTAGACGCGACTACCCTGATCTATATGATACTGTTGAAACAGTTGCACATTTGCGAAGCGCAGAACAGCTTTCTGCTCTACAGCAAAAACTTTCTACTTTTGAAAAACGCGAGCTAGAAATTAGTAAGCGGGACGCAGAAGAAAGATTGAAGCAACGACACCCTGATTTTGAAGATATTAGGGGTGATGAGCGGTTTCATGAATGGGCAAAAGTTCAGCCAGAAGAAATTCAACGCTGGATTTATAAGAACCCAGATAATGCAGATTTAGCAAGTCGTGCTATTGATCTTTATAAGATGGAAAACAATATTGCAATTAACACAAAAAGTTCTCCTCGGTCACAGCCTTCAAAGTCCACTGCTGCTGACATGGTATCAACCAAAACAACAAGTGTTGAGCCTAAAACAGCTAAAGTTTGGACACAACGGGAAATTGCTGCTATGTCCGTAGATGAATATGATCGTTACGAAGAGGAAATTGATCTAGCCATCCGCGAGGGACGAGTAGCAAAATAACAACTTGTCTTTTTAGGAGTAAATAGAAATGGCTTATAACGTAAGTGACCAATATTTTGAGCCAGCAACTGATACCGATGCTAACTTTGCGAACTCGGTTGCGGGTCAAACTAACTCATTCTTCCTGCCTGCTGTCTATAGTAAGAAGGTACTTAACTTCTTCCGAAAGTCATCAGTCTGTGAAGCTGTAACCAACACCGACTACGCTGGTGAAATTGCATCTTATGGTGATAGCGTTAAGATCATCAAAGAGCCAGTAATTACTGTTTATCAGTATGAGCGTGGTCAAGACGTAACGCAAACCAAGCTGACCGACCAAGAGCTTACTCTGGTTGTTGATCGTGCGAACGGCTTCAAGTTCATTGTCGATGACATTGAAACGAAAATGTCTCATGTCAACTTCAAAGAAGTAGCTTCTTCTTCAGCAGCTTATGCTTTGCGTGATGCGTTTGACGAAGGCGTATTCAGCATTATGCAGGCTGGCTTGTCAGCTTCTGGCCCTGATCATGTTATGGGTGCTGATGCTGCTGCTGGTACTGGCGGCGTAACTGAAACCACTGCCTCTATCGACTTGGGCTTTGCTTCTGGCGAAGCTGATCCTCTGGACGTTCTTGCTCGCATGGCTCGTTTGCTTGACGATCAAAATGTACCGGAAGAAGGTCGCTGGGTAGTAGCTTCTCCTGACTTCTACGAGACGCTTTCTCAAAGCTCTTCTAAGTTGTTGTCAGTAGACTACAACGCTGGTCAAGGCTCTATCCGTAATGGTCTGGTAAGTTCTGGCAAGCTGCGTGGATTCTCCATGTACAAGTCAAACAATATGCCTTCTACCGCTACGGCTACTGGCTTTATGCTGGCTGGTCACATGAGTGCTGTTGCAACTGCACAATCCATCACTAGCACTGAGGTTCTCCGTGATCCTTCTAGCTTTGGTGACATTGTTCGCGGTCTGCACGTTTGGGGTGCTAAAGTTCTGCGTCCTGAAGCACTGATCGGTGCTTACTACACTATCGACTAAGATAGTAGTGGGGAGGGTGAAATATCCCTCCCTTTCTTTTTTAAAGGATTAAAAAATGCCCCTTATTTCTACTCCTAACAAGCCACTTAAAATGCAGCTTACTGAAAATAAACGTGGTAGATACAGAGCGATTGACCATAGTAAATATTCAGAAAACTACGATAAAATATTTGGCAAAAAAGATAAGGAAGAAAAAAATGAAAAATAAAAAGCGAATGCCTTATATGATGGGCGGCGAAAAGCGTTCTGCATATATGGGCGGTGGGTATGCCCCAAAGCGTAACATGATGTCAGAGGGTGGCGTTGTTCGTGATTACAATAGTATTATGGAAATGGAAGCAGGGCAAATGTCTCCAGACCATAATGAGTCAATGAAGAAAAAATGAAAGTAAACGCCCCTGAAGGTTATCATTGGATGAAAAGCGGTAAAAGCTTCAAACTAATGAAAGACCCAAAAGATGGCTTTAAGGCACACAAAGGTGCTACTAAAGCTGCGAACTTCCCTATACAGAAGGTTCATAAAAAATAATGGCAACAAATTATCTGACACTTACAAACGAACTTTTAAGAGAGCTGAATGAGGTTCCTTTAACCTCTGTTAATTTTTCAGCGGCTCTTGGGATACAAGCGCATATAAAAGATTGCATCAATCGTGCATATCTTGATATTGTGCTAGAAGAACCCCAATGGCCTTTTTTGTCTGTATCAGAAAGCGGCACTACCGATCCAATGTACGGCAATACTTATGTCGAAACTGTTGCAAATACTCGCTGGTATGAACTAAAGCCAGCAAGCTCTTCTCTTTTAGATGATTATGGGTTTGTTGATTGGGATAATTTTTATTTGACAACTGTGGGTGTAAGCGGAGAAGCCGCTCCATACACCGCAAAAAATTTAAGATTTACTACAATTGAAGAATGGAAAGATTATTATCGAACCTCTGAAAATGCAGACGATGCTGATGCTGCAAACGGAGGCGAGCCTAAAAGAGTAATTAGAAGTCCTGATGGAAGAATGTTTGGCCTTAGCCCCATTCCCGATAAAGCATATCGCGTATGGTTTTATGCCTATAATCAACCAACAGAATTATCTGCGTATACAGACGAACTTGTTTTTCCAGATGTTTACAAGCCTGTTTTGCTTTCTAGAGCAAGATATTATATTCATCAATTTAAAGAAAATATTCAACCAGCGGCGTTAGCTAATGAAGAGTATCGTCGTGGCCTTAGATTAATGAAAGCTAATCTTATGGTTCCTGAACCTTATTATATAAAAGATGATCGCGTGAGGTTTGTTTAATGTCTCAGGCATTTAGCTTTTCATGTAGAGGTGGTCTTAATACAAATTTAAACTCGTTAGAACTTACGGGACAGCCGGGGTTTGCCACCCAACTAACAAACTTTGAAATTGATACAGATGGTGGCTATAGACGCATAAACGGCTTTACAGCATTTGGTGGAGCATCCGCAACAAGGCCAGAAGCAGGAAATCCAATTTTAGGTATTTACCCGTATGCTTTAGGGCTTGTTGTTGTCGTTGGCTCTTCTATTTATTATTCAGAAGATGGAGCCTCTTGGATTCAAGTAAATTATGATACTGGTCATTCTGGTGTAACAGAGGCTAATTTAAGTTCGCAGACAGAGCTAGATAGGCCCAATCAAGCCGTAGATCAATATCCTGCACAGTTTGTGTTGACTCGTGCGCCTACAGGCCACACTTCAAGTCTTTATGGTTCTTTGTCTATCGCAACAGGCAAAGACGAAGTAGCTCATTTTCATATTGATGGTACAGGAGCAGGAAGGCTTTTTGTTTATGAAGAAATTACCAACCCTGCGGCTGGACAATTTATTGAGCTTCATGACAAACATTTAATTATTGTAGATCCTGACAATGCGCCAAGCACAGTTTACTGGTCAAAAACAAATGACGATAGAGATTTTACTGGTACAGGTTCTGGAGCAGCATCAATTGCAGATAAAATTACGGGGGTAAAAAGCTTCCGTGATTCTCTATTTATTTTTTGTCAAAACACTATTCACCGTCTAGATGATATTAATGGCACTCCAGTAATTGTCCAAGTTACAAATAACATTGGTTGTTTAAGTGCTTACAGCATTCAAGAAATTGGTGGTGATCTTTTATTTCTTAGTCCAGACGGTATACGAACAATTGCAGGAACGGCAAGAATTGGAGACGTTGAGCTAAGTTCAGTTTCAAGACAAATTCAAAGTATTATTGGAGATATAGGCAAAAGAGTTGGTGATTATCAAATCAGTAGCTGCGTAGTTCGCTCTAAGTCTCAATATCGTTTATTTTATTCTGGCATTGCTCAAAGCCGAAATAGTGCCAGAGGGATTATTGGAACCTTTACTGGACAAAACTTTGAATGGTCTGAAACACAAGGTATACAGGCCTTTGGTTTAGTTTCAACACTAAACTATGAAAATGATGAAATTATTTATCATGGTGACAAAGATGGCTATATTTATAATCACGACACTGGTAATAGTTTTCTAGAAGATGGTGTAGAACAAAATATTTTTGCAACATACGAAACTTCAGATTTAGATTTTGGAGATATCGGAACAAAGAAAACTTTAAAGTACGTTAAAATTTCTGTTTCGCCAGAAGGTGAAGTAGATCCTACTTTACGAATAAGATATGATTATAAATCTAGCTCAATTGCACAGCCAGCAGATTATTCTTTAGCTCACGTTCCACTGCCTGCAATTTTTGGTACTTCTCTTTTTGGTAGCGCAGAATTTGGTGGGACAAATGATCCAATGGTTAGACAGGCAGTAGAGGGTTCTGGATATACAATGAGTTTAAGGTTAAGAACAGATGATAAATCTTTTCCTTATGCAATAAATGGTTTTTATATAGATTATATGCCATCAGGTAGGAGATAATAATGGCTCAAAACTATTCGCGACAAAGTACATTTGCAGATGGCGATACCATTACAGCAGCGTTATTTAATGATGAATACAATCAGCTTGTAAATGCATTCAATTATTCTAGCATTAGTGCAGTTACTACCGGACATAGACATGATGGCACTGTTGGAGAAGGCGGTAACATTCCGCAAATTGGCGACTTAGATTTTAATAATAAAATTGTTGTCGATGATTCCAACAACCGCTGGGGCTTCTTTGTAGAAGTAGCTAGTGCGCCTGTCGAACAAATCCGCATTCAAGATGGGGCTATTGTCCCAGTAACCGATGATGATATTGATCTTGGCTCGGCCTCACTTGAGTTCAAAAATCTTTATATAGATGGTACAGCTACAATTGATGACTTGAGTGTTGATGCTTCAGCAGTGATTGGAACTACTCTTAATGTTGGTGGGACAGCAACTTTTTCTGGCGATGTAACAATTGGCAATGCAGCAGCAGATACGCTGATTATAACTGCTACAGTTAATTCAAATTTCTTGCCACAAACAGACAGCCTTTGGGATCTTGGTAGCACTTCACTATATTGGGCAAATGCTTATATTGATGCAATTACTACTACAGGTGATGTAGCGGTTGGCGGTAACTTAACTGTAACGGGCAATGCTACAATTTCTGGAAACCTTACATTTGGTGATGCAGATACCGATACAATTACTCTTGGCGCAGACATAGCCTCACACATCACTCCTGATGTTGATGATACTTATGATCTTGGTAGTGCTACAAAAGAATGGCGAAATCTTTATATTGACGGAATTGCCAACATTGATAGTTTAGTAGCTGATACTGCTGATATTGATGGTGGAACTATTGATGGAGCCACAATTGGAGGCTCAAGTGCAGCAGAAGCGACTTTTACAACA